TAGAAACGTAGCAGCACAAGATACAACTGTTACTTTAACTACTGATTGGGTAAGATATGAATTTACTGCAACTACAATAGCAACAACAACAAATAGTCCATTAATAGATGCTCGTTTTGCACAAGGTTTAGGTGCATCAGGATTAGAAATTGCAGTATGGGGAGTTCAACTAGAACAACAAACACAAGCAGAAACGTATGCTAAGACAACAGGACTACCTGTAACAATAGATTTATTCACAGAAAATAACTACGGAACAATGACTAATATGACTGCATCTGACATTGTACCTGATACACCAAACAATTAAAAATTAAATTATGATTTATACAACACCATTAACAACATTATTAGCTGAAGTAGATGCAGAGGGAAACCCTGTATGCGACTTCTCACAAATTGTAGAAGATTCTGCTGAAACTGTTAGAAAGTCAGTAGATGGTACATTATTTATTGCTAAATTTGAAGGAGATACTCCAACTTTTTTAGATGGATTAGATCAATATACTCACGAAGAAATCCTAGCAATAGTTAATACTGATGCTTGGACACCTGAACAAGAATAAAAACAAATAAAATGAAAGATACAATTTTATCAGTAGATTTATCATCCGAAACAAGTCCAGTAGTACAAGAAGTACGAGGTAGAGAATATATAGAATATGGTACTGAAAACTGGAAAAATTTATATCCACAATTTTTAATAGATTTATATTACACAAGTTCTACTCATGCTGCTATTGTAAATACTACTAGCGAAATGATTGCAGGAGAAGATATTATAGTAGAAGAAAATGATAATCTTGAACAATTTGTAAAACTTAAAAAATTCTTAGCTAATGCAAATGGTAAAGAATCTCTACACGAAGTATTAAAAAAAGTAAGTTTAGATTTTAAACTACAAGGTGCGTTTGGTTTACATATTATTTGGAATAGAGCTAAAACAGAAATAGTTGAGATATACCATGTTCCATGTGAACGTATTAGAGCAGGTAAACCTAATAATTTTGGAGTAGTAGATACTTACTATATTTCAGCAGATTGGTCTAACACAAGAACAAACAGACCTACACCTATAGCAGCATTTAATAGTAAAGACAGAACTAATCCTAGCCAGTTATTATATACTGGTTTATATAGTCCTAATATGGATATATACCATACTCCTGATTACTTAGCTGCAAATAATTGGGCTTTAGTAGATTCTAGAGTATCTGAATTTCATCTTAACAATATCAGTAACGGATTTTCAGGTAGTTACATGATTTCTTTTGCAAATGGAATACCTACACAAGAGGAAAGGATGCAGATAGAAAGAAGTTTAGCAGATAAATTTACAGGTGCTAGTAATTCAGGAAAGTTTGTATTGACTTTTTCAGATGATAAAACTAGAACTCCTGAAATAACTCCTATATCAGTTAGCAACGCAGACAAGCAATATCTTGCGTTACAGGAACTTTTAGTACAAAACATACTTACAGGTCATAGAGTAACATCTCCTATGCTTATGGGTATTAAAAACGATACTGGGCTAGGTTCTAATGTTGATGAGATGAACGCAGCTTTTGAGATATACTTAAATACTGTTATTGTACCTTATCAAAAACACATACTAAAAACATTATCTAAAATATTTGATATTAATGGTATAAATATTCCTTTATCTTTTGTACAAGCTAAACCAATTACAACTAAGTTTACTATAGAAGATTTAAAAAGTGTTTTAACTGAAGATGAAATAAGAGAAGAATTTGGATTAAAACCATTAAATGATGAAGAATTAACGGCAGATGAAGATGATAACTATAGCTTAAAAAAAGTAGGTACAATAGTTTCTGATGGTAAAGAGTTACCTTTATTTGATAGTATAGAAGAAGCTGAAGCAGAAGCAGAAAGAATAGGTTGCTCAGGTTCACATTCTCATACGCAAGATGGTAAAAAATATTTTATGCCATGTGCAGACCATGATCAATTAATTAACTTAAAAGATTGTGATTGTGATAAAAACAAAGAAAACTGCGACAAAAAGTGTTATGAGAAAACAGAGTTAGATGCTTTTTTAGAAACTGTAGAGAATATTCCAGAGAGTTGGGAATTAGTAGATGAAGAAGTAGTAGATGGAGAACACGCAGATTTTGACTTTGAAGATGAGTTAAATAAAATAGCTGCTGAAAAAATAGAATTAAGTACAGGTAGAGCAATACCAAGCAGAAAGTCTGAGCAAGATGGTATATCTAAAAAAACATACGATTACTATAGGGTTAGATATGTGTATGCTGAAGATGAATTTTTAACTAGAAAGTCAGGTAAGAAAAGAAATTTTTGTGTACAAATGATGGCTGCTAAAAAGTTATATCGTAAAGAAGATATAGAAAGAATGTTTAAACTTAATAAAGATTTTTCTCCAAAAGGTACAGGTAAAGCAGGTTACGACAAATTTCTTTTTAAGGGAGGAAACTCCTGTCATCATTACTGGTTGCGTCAGATATGGCGAACAGAATTAGGTATATCTAAAACTACTAAAATAGAAGATGCTGACTTAATAGGATATACTAAAGCAAGGTCAGAGGGGTTTACTGCTAAAAAAAACGATAAAAGAGTAGCTATACCACCAAAAAGAATGAAGAATCAAGGAAGATTAAAAAAATAAATTATGGCATACGTTTTATTTATATCAGAAGAAAAATTAAAAGATAGTACAAGTATATATGGTTCAGTAGAAACTTCAATGTTACGTCCATTTGTAAAACAGGCACAAAAATTATATTGCGAAACAAAGCTAGGAACTAAACTTAATAATAAATTAAAAGATTTAATTATAGCAGGTACAGTTAATAGTGGTGGTAATGAATACTATGCAACATTATTAAATACTTATATAGGAGATTTTCTACCTAACATGGCTTTGTATCATGCACTACCTTTTTTACGTTTTAAAATTGAAAATGGTAATATCTATTCTAAAACATCAGAAACAGGAACTGCATTAACTACATCAGAATCACAACACTTAAGAAGTGAAATTTTAAATACTGGAGAGTATTACATTGAAAGAATGATTGATTACATTAAAAACAATATTAGTCATTTCCCTGAATACAATACAAATAGTGGTGCAGATGTATCTCCTGATTCAAATGGTTTTTCTTATCAAGGAATGAATTTAGATAGACCACAAGGACAAGGAAATAAAATAACTCTAAGAGATTTTTTAACTCCTGATTTAACATAATGAAAAAACATTATAAAGTAAAAGAAGAAAATAAAACTAAATTGATAAAATTTTTGAGAAATGCCAATACAAAAAACAATACAGGACAGTCTAGAAGTAGCAGCAGTCAACGGAACAGTTCTAAGCGTAACTACGTTTACTAATATAGAAATAGCTTTAAAGATTATTCTTTTAGTTGTGAGTATAGCTTACACAATAGATAAATGGTATAATCAAAAAAAACGTAGGAATGAAAAAAAATAAGTTAAACAGTACAAATCCACGATACAAAAAAATTCAAGAAGTAGAAAAAACTAGAAAAGTTTTAATCAATAATGTTAATGGGGTTAAAATTTATGCAGTCTATAATATATGATAAAACATTTTAAAACATCTGAGTTTGATAGTCCTGATAAAGTTAGTAGTGGAGATAAGATGAATAAGGATTTTTTAATGTTATTAGATCAAGCAAGAGAATTAGCAGGAACACCTTTTAAAATAACAAGTGGTTATAGAACAAAAGAATGGAATCTAAAAGTGGGTGGTCGAGTAGGTTCTAGCCATTGTAAAGGTTTGGCAGCAGATATACATTTGCCAAAAAGTTCAAGAGAAAGATTTTTAATTATCAATTCAATCTTAAGTGTAGGCATAAACAGAATAGGAATAAGTTTTAAAAATGGTTTTCTACATTGTGATGTTGATAATTTAAAAGATGGGCAAGTTTTATGGAGTTATTAATTATTAATTTTAAAATAAAAATCAAATGAAACAATATTTAATCATGACTATACTTAAGTCAAAAAAAGTATGGTATACAATAGCAGCTATAGTAGTTCCTTTTATTGCTAGAGTTTTAGGAGTAGATGAAGTTCATGTAAGCGAAATATTTTGGTCATTAGTTGCTTTAACTGGTGCGCAAGGATTAGCTGATAGTGGAAAGAAGTAATAGATACAGATTAAAACCACACGAGGTACAAGTCATTCAAAAACTGCGAGAGCAAGAAACAAGTAACGTATTAGTAATAGGAGATTTGCACGAACCTTTTTGTCTTGACAAGTATCTTGATTGGTGTATAGAACAATATGATACCTATAATTGCACAGAGATAGTGTTTATAGGCGATGTAATAGACAATCACTACACAAGCTATCACGAAACATCGGCAGATGGAATGGGTGGCTTAGATGAGCTTGAATTAGCTATTAAGCGTATATCTCGTTGGTACAAAGCATTTCCTAAAGCTACAGTCCTAATTGGTAATCATGACAGACTTATAATGAGAAAGGCACAAACAAGTGCAATCCCATCAAAATGGATAAAATCCTATAAAGAAGTATTAGAAGTACCTAATTGGAATTTTGTTGAAAGATACGAAAAGGACAATGTGCAGTATATACATGGGGAAGGTGGTACTGCAAGAACAAAATGCAGAGCAGATATGATGAATACTGTACAAGGACATTTACATACACAATGCTACACAGAACACTATGTAGGTAAGAATTTTAGAATCTTTGGAACACAAGTTGGTTGTGGGATCAATCACAAATCTTATGCGATGGCATACGCAAAATATGGTAAAAGACCTGCCGTTGGTTGTGCAGTTATACTTAATAATGGACAAACTCCATTAAATCTTTTAATGCCTTTATAACCTAGTAAAATTTTCTTTTTGTTTATTATTATGTTTAAATAGTTGTTAATTCAATTATTATATATATATTTGCAATCTAATTATAAATATATTATATGAAAACTCAATACAAAGTTATTAATAGAAATAACAGAAAAGAATACACTTTAAATGCTGAAGAACTATCTAAGTTTTTTAAGCATCAATTAATGTCGGATTATGCAATATCAAAGCTACCATCAAAACAAGAATCATTCTTTTTAAGTTTAGCATTAGGATGTTTTTCTTTAGCTTTTATAGTTACTGCAACTAAAATCATAATGAGATGGTTATAGACAGATTACCTACACCGAAAAGACCAAGTGTTGAAAGGTTAAAAGAGATTGAAAAAGAGCATCAAGAAGCATTACAAAAGATATATGATAGATGTGATAATAGAATAGTTCATGCTACACTACATTACTTTAAAGGTACTACACAAGTATTAAAGCAAGTACATTATTTAAGTGGTGCTAATGGTAGAGCAATCTATTCATCAGATGATGAGAGGTGTTATAACTCTTGTATAATGGTAGGAACAGAGTTACAGATGGCTAAGGATAAAAGTGTATATAATATTACAGGTTCTTATTCTTACAATCTAACAGAAGAAATGTTAAAGATGTATGAAGATAATGATAGACAATTAATAATAATTAAATAATAATAATAAATATGAAAAATAGTAAAGTAACAAGTGTTCAATCAAATGGAAGTTGGGAGGGTAAATATGGTGTTATGTATAAATTTGAAATTGGTTTTGAAAATGGAGATGTAGGAGAATACTCATCTAAGAATCAAGAACAAAATAAATTTGTAATAGGAACTAATGCAGAATATGAATACACAGATGGTAAGTTTCCTAAAGTAAAACCAGTTTATATAAAACCTGATTCTTTTAATCAATCAAGTCCTAAACAAGATGTAAATGTAAATAATTCAATAGCAAGAGCAGTAGCTTTTAAAGGTGCTATAGATTATGATAATCAATGTACACAAGAAGATGTTATAAAAAATGCAAAGTATTTTTATGATAATTGGCTTTGTGATAATAATGTTGTGCAAAAGAAAATAGATAAGGTAGATGATCCTAATCAATATGCTTCTGCTTTTGATGCAAAGTTTAAAGGTTCTACACCTGATGATTTACCTTTCTAAAATGACTGATACAGAAAAGTTTATAAATATATGCGACCTTACTACCAGTTTAGTAGGGTTGCATAAAGGTTCTTTAGCTGATAAAACTAGAAAGCAAGAGTATCATATTCCTAGAATGGTAGCATCTATAATTGCTTTGTTAGAAAAAGAGATACACTATAAAGTTATAGCTAAAGTTTTAAATAGAGATAGGAGTTTAATTTATCATTACGAAAAAAAACATAAGTACAATTACTCATCTTTTCCAAAGTATAGAGATATGTTTAATCTTGTATATAATTCTTTTAAAGAAATTGATGTATCTAAAAAGATTTTTAAAACAAGGGAGGATTTAATGAGTTGTTTAAAAATAGCAGGTATTAAGTCTGTAGTTAAACCACAGGTTAAAATTAAGATCAAAAGTGGAGATGCACTATTTACATTAAATACTAACTATTTTGATTTTTCAAATAATATTAATATTATTAAGGAATCATTAAAAGATTATGATTACAAAACTAATATAATAACATTATGAAAGAATTATTAAGCAGTACGGCTTTTTTAGTAGTTAATAAAGAACTTGCTAAAAACATAGGATTAAAAGAAACTATTTTACTGGCTGACCTTATAAGTAAAGAAGAATACTTTATTAATAATGGAATGACTGATGGATGGTTTTTTAACACAGAAGATAATATATTTAAAGATACTACACTTACTCCTTATCAGCAGAGAAATGCTCTTAAAACGCTTAAAAAGAATGAAATAATAGAAACTAAGCGTATGGGTATACCTGCAAAACAATACTTTAAAATAAATGAAGAACAAGTTATTAAGTTTCTTAACAACAAGTCATCAACTAACTTAACAACTATTAATAAGAATAAAGAAATAATATTAAATAATAAATTATCTATAAAAGAAAAATTTATTAATCAGGTTATGTTTTTTGATTATCCAAAAGAAATGAAAGAAGATTTTATTAATTACTGGACAGAGGGTAAAAAGAAGATGAGGTATCAAAAGCAGGTAACATTTGAAATTAAATTAAGATTGGAGAGGTGGTCAAAAAATTCTGCTAAATGGGATAAACCAAAATTTAATAGTACATCTAAATTAGATCAACAGATAGATGCTTGGCAAAAAGCAAAAGAGTTATTATGAATATAGTAGAAGAATTAAGACAAAAGATTTATTTAGAAAAGTTATATAAAAGAAGTATTATTGAATTTGATAACTATTTTAAATATAGTGGACAAATTGAAAAGAGTATTAATTTAAAAAAACTTACACCAAAGTACCGGTTAAAAAAATTATGAAAACAT